CCCATACGAAACACTTCCCGCTCACCGTCAAGCAGTTCAATGCTGAACTCCCAGTGATCTGGCAGGTACTTCTGAACACGCGCAGAGAAAGTCTTAGCTTGGTCGCCAAGCAACTTACCGATGGCAGCCTCACAGGACGACTTCAACTCCTTGTAGGTAGCTGCGTCACCTTGCATCGTTAGTACTTTATTACGAGCCTCAGATAGGTTGTCCCACTGCGAACAACACAAGTCCATCTTACCGAGCGCATCCATAGCAGCCTCAAGTCTCGACTGAGCATCCGATACAGGTATCGCCCGTGAGTCTACCTGGGTAAGTGACACCTTCTCCAGGCGCTCAACGTTAGCTTGAGTCTCAACTACATGCCTATCGTATGACTCAATGTCTGACTTGATGTGCTCTAAGTGTGTGATCTTCTCAGCCGACTGCTGCTCCCAGTCGCTCTGCTGCTTCCGATAAAACTCTTGGCAAGTCTTCAGGTGGCCGATGCCAACTTGACTACTACACACGGGACACGCGTCCAGGCTGTGGTCGACAGCGACGTCTACAATCTTGATTGCGTGAGCAACGTTAGCCCCAATCTTGGGTAGGGTAGCCTCAACCTTTGCGTAGTTATCTCGAGACAAGGCCGCCTGGTTAACGAAGAAACTGTGCTTCTCCTTAGCTGACTTGACTGCTGCATCACGCTCGGACAACGTCATGCCTGACCCTGCTGCACGGATAGACGCATCAAGCACGCTACGTGCTTCCGCCACAGCCATCCGCATCCGCGTCATGTCCTCTTCGTTAGGGCGCGCCTCTACTGTGTCGCCGAGGCTCTCGAGTACAATCTCTGCACCCTTGGCTTCCTTTGATGCCTCCCGCTGCTTCTGAGCCGCATAAGCTGCAACATCTATGAGTGTCTCGACTGCAGACTTTCCTCGCCCCTTGTGCTGTGAGATGTCTTGGTATTTGTTCTTCAGGTTCTCAGGCAAGTACGCCAGCACATCGTCGGCACCAATCTTGTTACCTGACCAGGCAAGAAACGCCTTGCGGGCAGAGGCTGGTGAGCCCGATAAAGCTGCAGCAACTGAACGATGCACGAGAGTCGCAGCGCCAGGTCCATCATGTGTAGGCCGCTTTACTCGCGTACCCTCACGCTTAGCGTGGAACGAAGCTACCTGACTATCAGACAACGTAGCGGACACACCCAACTCATTGTCAGGCGCCAAGGTAAGGAGTAAAGCTGCGTCGGACACAGCACTACGACCGAAGATATCATCGGCAGAACCAGCTAACGCTAACTCTACAGACTGAATAACCCCGCTCTTGTGGCTGGTGTTAGACCCAACAAACAGCGTGCGCTGGTCAAGATCAATGCTCCAAGCTTCCCCATCAGGTAGCGGAGATTTTAGATTACTGTAGATGTTTGTGACGTATGGTCGCATTAGTCCTCCAGGACGGTTGCTTTGGGTTGTCTGATGTTATCTAGTCCGTACCGCAGTGTCAAGACCCAAACTCTAATCGCGCCCACGATACCCAGTTATCTTCAGGTAGTTGCTCAACTAATGTGATCTGCCTGAATGACTTTGAGTCAGGGCACCAAGCAAAGACGTGCTTCGATTGATCGATGAATCCCTGTAGTATCTGAGCCGTAGCTTTACCTACTGTAGGGTTCTCATCTAACGAGTCGAGCGGAACGATGACACCATGGTATAGGGGTGCGCCCGTGTAGTCGACACCAAAGGGGATGTCTCGGCACCAAGCCTTCCACCCACCCAGTGCTGCTGACCGGTGCTCGTAGTCGGCTCTACCTGAAATGACAGTAGCGTCCCACCCATCGCCGCTCATTGCTTCAGCTAACTCCTGGCACCAGACGTCGATCTCTTCGGGGTTATCTTGTTTTGAGTGGGCCAAGAACCACTGTGACTTTGACATAGCTTCCTCTAAATATCTTTTAAGCTTCGACCGACATCGGCCTCAGCAGTCATTGAAACTTCCCATCCAGGGATATTTACGGTCATACATTCCTCAACTATCCGCCGCGCAGCCTCGATCTTAGGGGGTAAAGCTTCACCTGGAATAGGTTGCCAGTCTGCGGGAAGGCCATCAGGTAGAGGCATCTCAACCCCAATCGAGTCATGACATTGATGAATCATGCCCGTACCCTTGCCAGCGAAGTCAAACGGGAACGCGTTTATTATTTCCTGCTCAGCAAGCCGCATGACCGAGGACTCTGCCGCAAGTATCGGGAAGTTAACAACCTCATTCTTTTTGCCGTCAGACAAGGGACCAGAGCGACGACCGAAGACGGGCTCGAACATGTGCCCCTGAGCCGCGTAAACCCTCAGCATCTCCTGCCAGGCAGCTTCCCACTCAGGCTCAGCCTCCAACCACTTGTTGTGAAAGTGTCGAACCTCTCGAGTCTCAAACTTCAAGTAGGGCATCCGACCGTCATCAGTCTCGGTGCTCGTGAGTACTTGCCATACAGTACTGGGATCGGCCCAGTAAATAGATGCGTACCGGAATGTCTTCATGACATCCCGCATAGCTTTAGCCTCACCACCAGTTGGCTTGCGGTTTAGGCTGAACCCATCAGGACCCCAGCCGCTTGCGTTCTTAAAGTCTTTACCGAAAACATCGTAGGCCAAGAGGTTGTGCGGATCCTTGCCGGTGTCGAAACATTCGAGCAGTCGAGGTATCTGCCAGTAGCAAGCCGTGATTCTTAGGTGAGCCTGGTCCAAGTCCGCGCCCACAAGTATCCGACCTGGCGGAGCAGCGAAGACTTTCTTCAGCCGACCTTGGCCTTTACGGTTACCGATATTCTGTAAGTTGGGACCGCTGCTCGAAAGCCTACCAACACTGGTCACATGTGCGTTCCATGTTGAGCGTACGCGACCATCCTCATGTACTAAGCCCTTCTTGGGGTCTTGATCTCTGCGCCTAAGCGGAATCAATACCGTACCGAGAATCTTATTCTTCTCTCTCCGATACAGTCGAAGCTCCTTTACAAATGATTCTTGATTTTGGTTCAGTCTCCCCGAAGCCAGGTGCGCACGAAGAACTGCGTCCCCTGTACCTGGTGCCCCGGTCTCCGTGTAGAATTCTCGTGCGTCCATCGACGCCGGTATGCCCAGACCCCAACGTTCATACAATAGGGTTCGGATTTGATCCGCGCTACCTGGGTTCAGTTCGTTCACAGAGTCGGGGTCCAGGGCTTTAAGCCCTACATCTTGTGCTAAGTTTTGTAGGTTCTTGTACCTCTTCTTCACTGAGATGGCGTACTCGCACTCGAGATCCATACGTAGCTTCTGGTCAACCCACACACCGGACTTGTGCATCCCTACACACATCTCCTGTGTCGCGTGGTCCACTTCATTTAGATTCCAGGGTCGCTCGATCGGCCAACCTGCTGGACGCAACTCGTCTGCGATAGGCTTAAACGCACCCGCCTTCGTCGAAGCATCAATCAATGGGACAACGATACGAGCGTTTACCGTAGAGTCGATGATGTTGTATCGAAGAAGCTCCGTGTCGTCTTGGCTACCTGTGGATATCTTTGTGCCCTTCTCAGTTGTCTCCCAGCGCTCAACGTCTGTGAGAATAGATCCGATAGTCTTCAGCCCTTTCGGAAGGTCAGGAGCCCGGAACCGAGCATGGAAGAGAGTGTCGACCAACGGCGCAGGCGTAACGCCAAGCTGCGTCTCAACGACCATGCGGTCATAGTACCCGGCGTTGTGCCCGACCCATACCCGTCCGTCGGTGAAAGCCTCACGGAGGATCTCAACAATCTCTTGCTCTTGGTCAGGTGGGTACAGGCGTGTGTGCCCGTCAGTAGAAAGGATGCCGATGCCAACAGCGCGGGCGTTCTGCACTACAATATTACGAGAGGCCGCGCCTCTATCGTTCAAGTCAGGGATCGCAATCGCAATCGTGCGCAGCTTACACTCAAGTGGCTCGATGCCATCCGTCTCAACATCGTATGTCCAGAACGGAGCGCGCTGAGCTAACCACTCTCGAAGCTCTTGCGGTGACGGGTTGATGAGTGAGTCAGGCTGAGTCCATCGCAGCGTGCCATCAAACCAGCGGAACGCCTTAGCCAGGTCTGCGTGGAGCACGTGACGCCAGCTTGGTGATCTTAAAATAAAAGACGGGTGTAACATCGGAAGAAGCTTCCGTGACCCGTTCGTAGGAACCCAGTCCCAGTTGTCATCAATCTGCATGGGTCCACCGCGCATAGCTTGTATGCTTGTCGATTGACCCGTCAATGCCGACGTTGCCGTCTTACCTAAGGTAATGACCTTCTGATATCGAGACACTACATCTAGTAGTCTGGGGCGGCAGCAAGTAGCTGGGTGTGGGTGAGGATCTAATCCCTGCTTCACACGCTTCTTATTCAGTCGGTCTAAAGACTTCTCCATCCTTCGCCAAGCACCGGACTCTTGTCCTGGAGGGCGGCAGGAGATCACATGGTCCAAGTCTACGTCTACTCGGCTACGGTTCGCCAGGGTGAGGGCGTTACCCCACTCGCTACCGGCACGACCCACCAGAGGTCGACCATGCTGTACCTCGTCTGATCCAGGAGCTTCTGCAATCGCAATGATAGAAGCCCCCCGATGGAACTCTCCACCGACGGGCCTCCATTCATCTTTATGCAGTGGTCCCTCTGGCCCCAGGGGGCAGATGTCGCATTGTGCTCCACAACTCTTAGGGCTGAAGGATGCCACTGTTTAGCTCACGATACCTTGTGCAGCACTCGCAGGCGGAGGCAGCGCAACACCAGCAGGAGGCACAGGCGCGCCATTAGCCGGGGTTGTTGGTGCCGCGACGGCCTGTGCAGGAGCAGCGGCAGGAGCGGCAGCAGGGGCTGGAGTAGCCTCGGCGGTATCACTGCCAACCTCCTTCATGGCCTCGTATTGCGCCTTGTTCATGAACTTCTTGATCTCATTGTATGAACCTGAGACACCCTTCTGACCGGGCACGAACTCGACGTAAGCCAAGCGACCGTTGTTCATGCTGCTCAGGAACCAAGAGTCATTGATCTCTTGTGCCGTCTCGATGTTCTCCTTGGTGTACCCAAGAGACTCGAGGACGGTGCGGAGTGCTGCCATGCGACCACGAACCTGCTTATCAGTAAGACCTGGGAGGGCGTTACCGCTGTCGTCGTAAGGTAGGCTGAGGAACGTAAACATCTTGAATCCGTTCTCGAACTGAACGTGGAAGCGTCGAGTACCGGGCTTGTCGTTAGCTCCAGTCTCAATGTTTACGATGGATACAGGGTAAAAGCCCGGCTGCGGGACTGAAGATCCCAGAGAGCTAATACCTTGAAATGCGTTGCCAGAAATTTTGATAGCCATTGTTGGCTCCGTTGTTTGGGTTGTTGGTCAGGATGACCGGGGGGTGAATGTTATTTACTTGGTGGTGGGGGTGGAAGCGTCGGTGAGTTCGCTTCCTTCTTCTCTTCTGCCGTGAAGTCAAAAAGCGAACGTTCAGCCTGCTGCAACAAAACGCCACGGGCAATGCCGTCTTGGCACGCCCAGCGTAGGTGTAGTGGGTTGTCAGTCCGACCTGACACTGCTGACTGGATAGCATCCGGTACTGCAGCACCACCCAACATATCGTCTGCCAGAGATTGAGCAACATCATCTTGCCATTCAAGCCCAGGAAGTCGACTTAATTTGTAGTTGCTCTCACTTGCGCGGAGGATCTCACGGATGTTCCCCGGCGTCTTCGTCGTGCACATACCAGTACGATCACCCGTCACCCACTCAGGGTCAGTCGGGTCGCAATAATAAATACTGGGGAACCAGGGATCAGGGTAGTTCGGGTCAACCATCGCGCGAACGTTGATGTCACACCAAGCTGGTAGCGTCTCAATTTGATTCCTCGAAGGTACATCAGGGCCGCCAGGACAGAATCTCCCTTCCGAGTTTGTGCCGGGTGTCCGCTCGTGGAAATTCATAAGTAGGTGAACTCCCAGGTACCGAGACGTGTGAGCAATTTCCAGCAAGTGCTGGTTTAGCTGCTGGTAGGGGTAGAACCTATCTTTCTTTCCGCTGCGTCCGGCTGGCCCATTCTCAGTCCACTCAAGCATTGAGCGCTGGCACAGATGACTAATGTCATCCACGACGAGTGCGTCATGCGATGCTTTGTCGCTGATCTCCGCGAAGCTCTTCAGCATACTGACGAGGTCGGTAAGATTCTTCGGTGAGTCGGGGTGTACTGACGGACTAAACCCCAACTCATTCTGAGCCACAAGGGTAATCGCCGACGGCACCCCAAGGAACAATGCCCTGGGAAACGCGGCTAAGGCGTCGCTTGTCTTCTTTTTCTTTGGCTTACCGTAAATGGTAATCATTACGTTCGGTAGCGTATCTTCGGGTGTCATTGCGTTCTCCAGCATTGGATGACTTTGGGGGTAGAAAGACTAACAGGGGTCAGAGGTTTGACCCGGTCAAATTGTGGCGGCTTCGCCGTAGAAGCACATCTTAATTGCGGGGCACGCGCCATAGCGGCCAATGCAAGAGGTCTCATGCTGAACCTTAGGCCAGTCCCAGTATTCAGGTAGCTCCATGTCCAGTCGAGCTAAGCTGTGCTCCGCACGCCAGAGCATGTCAGCAAAGTGCTTGTCCCTGTGAGGCGTGGCAGGAACCATCGGTCGTGCAACCTTCCAAGGCTCTTGAGTCTGAATAAGGTTCAGTGCGACACCGCCGAAGCTCCCACCATACAACTGCTTACCCATGATGCGGAACGCGGCAAAGCCACCGTCAACTGCGTAACCATCGACACTACCATTCACGGACACACGGGCCTGGTGCTTGTGGTCCCAGATAAAAATCTTACCCGCACGATCCCTAATCACGAGATCTAAGCGACGGGTCAGAACTATTGCGGCACCACAGTCAGGGTGACCAGGGCAGTTAAGCGGTGTAGGAATAATCTTCCCACCGTCGTAAGCCTTAATGTACGCAGCCCTACGGTTGAAGTGTTGGTCCTCGGGGTGTACAACCCACAGACCCCACACGTTATCCTTTGTGCCCAGCACGGCAGTAACTGGGTACTCAACTGCAACAACGTCACCCGGACACTCGGGGTGCTTATCCATGTACCGATGAAACGTTTCAATCATACGCTCGATGTACTCATGCCCACCATTGGCGTCGCACCATGCGTGTACGGATTCTTCAGGCGACAAGAAGACACTGGGGTCATGATACCGTGTCTCGTCGACCCACACGCCCTCGGCGGTACGTGCGCCCCAGATTGCGTGCTGATGCGCCTGGATGACGTGGCCCATGCTTCCACGAGTCAGAGCGCTGGCAGGAATCAAGCTCATGTTCAGTCGGTTCTGATAGGCGAACAACTGAGGGCAGCGGAAGAATGACCCTATACGTGACCAACCACGGGACGATCTTCCCGCATCAATAAGAATCTTACTCATCCTTCTGCGGCTCTCCTCAGGTTCTCGACTCGATACTTGGCGCTCCGAGCAAGCTTCCACATCCGCCGCTTCTGGGCCTCGACCATTATCTCTCGAGGGTCGACACCTTCCTTAGCCAACATCGCCCAAGGCACTCGCCTACGGTGAAGTCGCTCGTCATCTAAATCCATTACACTACCTCCAACTTGCTGATAATACTGCTTACAAGTGCATCTTCGTCTTCCATGCCGAGAAGCTTCTCTCCCAGCCCTTCAAGCTCGTCGGCTTTAAGAAAGGACTCAATGGGACCGAACTTCTCAACGAGAATCTCTACGACTCGTTCGTCGTAAGTACCTACAGCGACAACAACTTTTAGCAGTGTGGCACTACCACCGAGTCGGTCGAACCGACCCTTCCACTGCACGAAGTCGCCTGGCTTCCACGGGAGCATAGCGAAAATGGCGAGGTCCGCAGTCTGCATACCGTCGACACCTGTT